CATGGACGTTTCACAGGAAGCCGCGATCCAGCGCGGACTGCATCAGGCGCGCGGACAAGCCAAGGCACAAACGCGAGCTAAGAGCGACACCACGCTGCGCACCCTCAGCGCCGGACCCGGCCCCGCTATCCTCAGCCAATTCCCGCAATCGAACTAACGGCGAGATCCCGTCAACTGCTTGACAGCAATTTTCTCCCCAGCCTCGGGGAATTGTTTCAGGATCTTCTCTTGCTGCTCCTGCTGCGACTTCTTGCGCTCACGCAACGATGCCAGCGCCTCTTCCTTGTTCGGCAACGGTAGATTCTTGATCGCGTACTCGCCATCGACATCGTTGGTTTTACGCAGTGCGAAAATCAGCTGCTGATTCTCATCGGAGAAGATCGGGCTCGACGAATGGCTGTCCACCGTGATGCGCCAGTCGTCCGGTAAATCGCCAAGAATGAACGTCGTTTGCTCCGCATCCTGAAGCGTATCAGCCTTGGTCCAGAATTTTCTGGTTTCCTTGGCCTCCATCAGCGACGCCGTCTTGTCCGCAGCGATGGCACACTGGCGTTCCATCAACAGCGCGCGATCCCGCAGCGTTGGTGACGCCGTCTTGAGCAACGTATTGGCGTGCGTACCAGCCCGAACCCCCGACTCGCCCTTGCCCTGCATGATGTCGGGAAAACCACCGAGCATATTGATCGTCTCGATCAGGAACTTGATAACCTGCTGCAGTTCAGCCGGGAATTTCGGCGTCATGTCCTTGACGTCGGCACCTTGCGGCAGGTTGCCGTAACCCGCCATCCGCATCTGGCCGTACTGTTCATCCTGGATGCCGGTGTCGCCGACGAAAAACAGGATCTTGTCGACCTGAACGCCGATCAGCCGCGCCATATCCTCGACAAGTTGCGACAACAACGCCTGCGGCTCAATCATGTCGATCAGTTCGGAGCGACCCCAGAACCAGTTCGTCACTTCGTTCGGCTGGATCAACGTGTAAGGCTGCATCTGACTATCGGCGATAAACAAATTAGAAATTTTGAAGCGCGTAATCAGAATATCCGGCTCGATAATCTGAACGGTCTGATAATCTTCTTCACCTTTAACCCACAACTCGTGCATCTTGACGATCGGAGCCCCAATCATTGGTCCCATAATCGAGAAATTCGGATCGTTGTTGAGCTGGACGATGCCGCCGGGAATCGGTCGCGTCATTCCCTGCACGCCAGTATTGAGTTGCGACGTCGACAAGACCTGGTGGAAGAACGAATTCGGCTCGCCCATCGCCTCGCCCGACTTGGCGTGCGCCGAAATCTCCTGATAGAGCCGTTTGGCGTTCGGAAAACGATAAATCCGCTGCCACACCTCGGGCAACGTCATCGTAATTGTCTCACAAACTACTTCTTGATCCTCAATGTTATTCTCGTCCTCACGATAGACCCCGAAATTCCAGGGCATCACAAGTTTGTGGTGATACTTCGGAATATTCTGATCCTTCCCTTCCATTGTCGGCCATTGCTTCAAAATCGCAGAACCATATTTCAAAGATTCAAATCCGCCACGCTGGAACGTATTGTCGAGCGAAGATCGCTCCCAATGCCGTGTGACATGAGTCGCGAATACGTTGCCGCGCTTGATCTGCTCGGCAGGGTAGATGTTGTCAAAATCCATCGAGAATTTCAGTTCCACCGGGCTGAACAAGTGCGTCGCTGTGCGAAACAGGTGGTTGTACAGCATGTTGATCTTGGACTTCGTCCCATCGAACCGGCCGGTTTCCGAAAGCACGTTCAGCGTTCGATAATAAGCCGCTCGCGTCATCTGACTGACGCGACACTGCTCGATCAACTGGTTGCATTCCGAAAGAAGGGATTTTTCGTCTTTGGAAAGCGGGATCATATACGACGCCTGTACAGCGGATTCGATATCTCAAGAGCCGGACGATCCGACACCGCCGAGCCCTTGGAAATCTGCGCATGATGGTCGCGCACCGTCAACTGCGTTCGCAAGCCCTTATTCGGCTCGGCCCCTTGCGTCGTTCCACCTGAGTAAGCGACGCCATTCGCGCCTTGCCACGGACTAAACCCGTTACGCTGCATCTGCTGGATACTCTGACTAACCGGATTACTAGCTTCCGGAGCGGCAAACATCGTGTCATTGCGATCGTTGAGATTCGTGATCTTGAGTGAAGCCATGTCCTCGACTGACGTGCCGGCAAGCTGCGCAGCCATCTCCTGCCGCTGAACCGACCCATCCATGATCGATCGACCTACACTATCCACCGATTTGGTCTGCGCCGAGATCAGCGCCGGCATGTAAATCACGTTGTCGTCACGCTCAGCATAAGCGTAATCGCAGTTCGGCAGCGGACAGACTTTTGGCTCAGGCAAATCCTTGGACCACGAGAACTTACCACGGCATTGTGGACATCGATAAACGAACGAAGCCATTATCTACGACCTCTCCAGGCTTGCCGAACTGCCAGCCGCTGCTCCATCTGGCGCACCGACGACTTCTGACGAAAATGCATTTCCAGCGTGTTCTGGTTGAACAAAAACACCTGATCGGTGATGCTCAACCGCTTGCGTGCTGCCTCAGCTTCGCGCGTTCGCTTCTGGATCACAAGCTGCTTGCGCGACTTTTCTTCCCAGCAGTGAACGGCAAACGCCGCAGCCAGCACCCGATCATCGTGCTTGGTCGAACCATCGGCCTTGATGCTATCGCCATCCCGCGCAATCGTTTTCATCTCATCGAGCAGTTCAAAACTGCGAATATGGAACATGCCGTTCGATACGAAATCCCGCAACCGCTCCATGATCGTTACTTTGAGATGCGTCGTTGTCTTGAAATGCAAGTTGTATCCTGCTCCCATTGAATCCGGACGCGAATAAATATATTGCGACACGTTCCGAAAAATGTTTTTCAATCCTGACTCTTCCAGCGGCGGATAACCATTGTCGATCTGATGTCGGAGCGAACGCAGCTCGTTGAAAACTGCGGTGCCCGGCCCATTGAGTTCGAGGATATACCGAACCCGTGACGTCCCCTTGCTGTACCAGCCAAGCAGTGCGGCAACGACCCACGCCAACTGGCGTGTATTGATCATTGTAAAATTGTATTCCGCCACCTGGTCGATGCCATCGGCGTAGCAGCGCAGCACTTGGATCGACGAGCGATCGTTGTGCTCGTTCTCGCCGTAGGCGGGATCAACGCCGATCACGTACTCCGCGTCCTCAGCCGGATCCTCCCATACCTTCAGCTCAAGCGACTTGGTGTTCTCGGCCTTCAACACCCGCATGTCGACGAATTCCTGCCCGGTCAGGAACATATAACCGTGGAATTTTTTAGATGCGTGCTTATTAGTTTGATCGGTCAGCTTCTCGCTGCCGAAGAAAATCGCTCCGGTCTGCTGGAACGCTTCTTCCTCGAGCCAGGGCTGCTCCTGGATGCGTGTCGTATTCGCTTCGAACGTCGGATCGGTATCGCCCTCGGCTCGGGCAGTTGGATCGTATTTCTTGCGCACCCACGCGAGCTGTTCCGGCGTAATGTCGACGCCGTATAGTTCCTTGACTTGCTGGATCTTTCGAATTTCCTCGGGGCTTGGCGCGATATGATCGCCGTACAGCGCCCAGTCCTTGTCTGCGTGCTCGATACGTTGCGCATCGTGCGACCACCAGCCGAGAAAAATGCACTTGCAATGCTCGGTATCCTTGCGCGCTTCCTTCCACATATCGAACCACTGATTGAAACCTCGCGCGGTCGACTCCCAAATGTACAAACGGTTCGGATTGGTTTGCGCCAGCGCGTTCTTAAACGCTTCCAGACCCTCGGCATTCGACCACGAGCACATTTCCGAACAGTGGGCCAAGCTGAGGCCGGCAGAACGGCCAAGCGTGCCTGACGTAACCGACTGCCGCACGCCCGCAGACATGAACAGGATTTTCGAATTGTTCTCGAGCGTGAGCCCGGCACGATTGTCTTTCTTGATGCTGGGAAATTTCAACGACTCGGGCAGCGCCCTGATCATGTTCACGAGTTCTTCGCGCGCATCTTCCTTGTGCTCGGAAGTGTCAAACACCAGCGCGCCTTTCAAACCTTTATGAAGCCCGAGGAAGAAGACCGTCAGCGCGCGGGTGATCGTCGAGAGCCCTAATTGGCGCGATTTCAAAATGAAAAAGTCATGAATGTCCTGTTCGAGGCCGTCAAACACCATCGTAATAGCGGTGCGCTGACTCGCATAAAGATGCTCACCAAGAACGATCTCACCATCTTCCTTGCTGTCGATGACGCAGCGAGACAAATACGCGTAAAACGCCTGCTCGACCGCAAGCCGTTTCTGGTGAGTCCAACCTGCCATCAGGAACCGTTCGACTTTTGAGCAGTTGTAAAATTACCACAGAAGCCTATCATGCCCGATCCGGCTATCAAAGCTTAAGGAGTCCAAGGCCGTGGACGCGATGCCCTGCCACACCGTCGAATGCTCAATGTTCGGTGACGATAGTCTCGGAAGGGCCGCATACGTTTGCTACCAGCATCGGAGCGCCGATGATTCGTCCGAAGACAAGCGAATGCAATGGGATGCTCCGTGGCAGGCTTGTCAAAAAGTATGGCGCGAATGGCTCAAGACTGCCGCCGCACGGCAACAGCCGGCGCCGGAAACCGAAGAGGGACGAGATATCTCGTTCGTCAATAGCGTCGCATCGACGTTAAGATGAAGCTCGTAGAGCATGACAGAAACGATTATCCGCAGGATCGTGGCGTTCCTTCTGGGGCTCACTATCATGTGGGGAGTTCTCGGAGTTGAACACGCACTGAGCGTGTTTCAGCAGCAGTAATCGATAACCAAGGAGGAATTTACCATGACCGGCAGCGCGCTAATGGATTTCTTCATTGCTGTCGTTGGCTTGTGCGCCATCGTTTATTTGATTTACCTCGCGCTCGACTTCATCGCGCCCGATGAAAGGTTCAAGCAAATTGGGCGATTCGCCGTAGGCGTAGTTGCGCTACTCGCCTTTCTGGTCGCCATCAAAAACGTTCTATTTGGAGGGAGCGGCGGTTTAGCCGGGATGTCTCCCGTTGGCATCATCGACTTTGCGATCGGCTTGATCGTCGTCATGGTGGTGCTCTACATCATCTACATGGCAGTAGACTTCATCGCGCCAGCCAATTTTGCTGTTCCCCTGAAATACGTAATCGGGGCAATCGCTATGATCGCTATCCTCGTCATTGCAGAGCGAGCCCTGTTCGGAGGTGGGCTGGGCATCTCCAGCAACTTTCTCCAGCAGGGGCGAATCAGCAACAGATAGTCAAATCGCCCCGCTGCCGCCATTTCCCCCGGCACCTCCGTCGATTTGCTTCGACTGCTGATTAGCGCCGCATAAACGCCTGCTGGCCTTTCTGAACATCCGCCAACGCATCAAGCGCGCGATCGACGAGGCTTTTTGCCGTCGACCAGAACACCACGGGATCGGACTGGCTCAGCAGCAGCGTTTCCACCTGAGCTCCGCCATCTTGCGGCGGCACAATCACGATCGCTCCGCCGAACACCGCCTCGCTATTGTGCCTGATCTGCTCGGCCATCTTCGCAAACGGCGTACTGACGTCAGACTGTGGTCGCTCGACGAGATGCTGATCGCTCATCCGTACCTGTGCGC